ACGCCCGAGCTGTACAACCCGGAGAACACGACCGACAAATACGCCGACGGCACCGCCAAGCCGCGCGACATGCGCCTGGCGCCCGGCATGATCATCGACAACCTGATCCCCGGCGAAGAAGTCGGCATGATCGACAGCAATCGGCCGAACCCGAACCTGATCACCTTCCGCCAGGGCCAGTTGCGCGCCGTGGCCGCCGGCGCCGGCGCCAGTTATTCCAGCATCTCCCGCGACTACAACGGCACCTTCAGCAGCCAGCGGCAGGAGCTGGTCGAGCAGTGGATTCACTACGCCACACTGACCGACGACTTTACCGGCCAGCTCGTGCAGCCGGTGTGGGAGCGCTTTGTTTTCGTCGCCCATCTGTCCGGCGTGATTCCCCGCCCGGCCGACGTGCCCGAGGCTCTGGCCGACGATGCCCTGTACGTCGCCCAGGCCATGCCCTGGATCGACCCGTACAAAGAGGCCATGTCTTGGGAGCTGCTGGTCAAGGCCGGCTTTGCCTCCGAGGTCGAAGTCATGCGCCGCCGCGGCGCCAACCCGCGCGACGTCATGGAACAGATCACTACCTGGCGCAATGCCGCCAAAGAAAAAGAGCTGGTGTTTTCCAGCGACGCCGCCAACGACACGGGCAGCGCGCCGCCGGCCACGGCGGCCGATCCGGCTCAAGGCGATCCCGCTCCCGGCAATCCGGCGCAGGACGTACAGGAATAGTCGCCGGCCGCGGCGCGACACATCAACCCAACATCGACCGAGACTCACAGGAGACCACCATGATCCAACAATCCGTCACCGTCCGTAACGCCAAAAATGACGCCGAGGAAACCGCCATCGGCGCCTCTGCCGTGCTCAAGTATTTTGCGGGCGCCCAGCCGGCCAATACCGCCGCGGCGGATAGCGGCGCGGCGCTTGCTGTCGGCACGCTGCCGGCCGACTGGATGGCTGCCTCCAGTGGTGGCGTCAAGGCGAAGGCCGGCAACTGGGCGCTCACCGGCCAGGCCGCTGCAGGCACCGGCGCCAACGTCGGGCACTACCGTCTCTACGCCAGTGATGGCACGACGTGCCATGAACAGGGCACGGTGACGCCCGCCATCCCCCTGGTGACCAGCGCCTTGACGGCTGCCTTCGGGAATATTCTCAACTTCGCCGCGACCACCGGCGTGGTGGTCGGCATGAACGCCAGCGGCACCGGCGTGCCGTCCGGCGCCAAGGTACTGGCCGTCGCCGGCACCGCCGTGACCCTGAGCCATACCTGCGAAGCGGGCGTTGCCGCCGGCGTCACGATCACCTTCGGTGGCGACATGACGGTGGATAACGTTAATGTCGCCAACAACCAGGCGGTGTCCGTGTCGAGCTACACGAAGACTGCCAGCAATGCCTGATATCGTCTTCACCGAAACCGCGCCGGTCAAGGTTGATTTCCGCATCGGCGATTACTCCGACGCGCTCTGGTTCGCCAGTGCCGCCGAGCGCGCCGCAGTGACCGACGCCGAGCTGCAGGCCATGATGCAGGCCCGCTACGACAACTGGCTGGCCGTCATCAACGCCGTACCGCCAGCGCCGACTCCCGAGGACCTGCAGGCGCAGCTCGATGCGCTGGTCGCCCAGCAATCCGCCACGCAAGAGCAGATCGTCGCCATCGCCCCGCCCGAGGTGGTGCTGCCGATTCTCGAAGGGCAAGCCACCAGCCTCGCCGCCCAGATCGCGGCCTTGACGCCGGTATAAGTCGTGCGGCTTCTGACGCCCTCTGGTTACAAGGACCTCGCCGACTGCGCCATCGGCGACGAGGTGTGCGCGTGGGAGATTGGCACCGGCCTGCCGATCGTCAATACCATCCTCGGCATCGAGACTGTCACCCCGGCCCACTTCGCCTACGTCGAAGAGGGCAAGCGCGCCTGGGTGCAAAGCTACGACGGCATCGACACCTGGGGCCGCACCCGCAACACGCCGTGGGCGGCCGGCGGCAAGTGGTACAAGCTCGGCGCGCTGAACGACCTCGGCACGCCGAAGCTCTACGAATGGGCCGTGCTCGATCCGCACACCATCACGCCGCCTTTCATAGTCTACGTCATCAACGGCACGCACCGCCTGTTCGCCCATCAGTCGATCTGGGCCAACGGCAACGTCACTCACGCCCGCGACCTGCAGATCGGCGACATCCTCTACGATGACGCCGACGTCGAGTTCTCCATCACCAGCATCGTTGCCGAAGCGGGCGCCGAGTGGATACGTTTCCACATCAGCGGCGACAGCAGCTACATCGCCGACGGCCTGACGCTGCACAACGCCAGCCGGTACTGGGTCGGCGGCACCGGCAACACCAGCGACAACACCAATCACTGGAGCGCCAGCGACGGCGGCGCACCTGGCGCCAGCGCGCCGACCAGCACCGACAACTGCCACTGGACGGCGGCGAGCAATACGACGGCCTATACCACCACCGTCGATGCGACTTTCAATTGCGCGGACATGCTCTTTGACGCTGCCCCGAGCGTGAGCGGGACGATCACCCTCACGGACAGCGCTACGCTCAACCTGTACGGGAATCTTTCCTTACTTGCCGGGATGTCGTTCGCGGCCAACGGGGTCATCTGGACGAAAAAGGCGAGCGGGACGCAGACCATCACCGCCAACGGCGTGACCATCACGTCCATCAGCACCGCTTTTCGGTTCGATGGGGCCGGCACCGTGCAGCTTGTCGACACACTGAGGGTGGCGGGTGGCATGTTGCTGGCGAGCGGGACGTTCGACCCGAACGGGCAAGAGGTCATACTGAACTCAACGAGCGCGTCTCCCTTGGCTGGCGCCTTCACGTTCTACAAGTTGACGCGCATAGGAGCGGCGAACACCGCGGGGACGTTGACGCTCTCCACCGGCATCACGGTGACCAATCTATTCACCGTAACCGGCGCCGCTGCGAATCAGTCGGTGCTCGTTAGTTCCACCGCGCTCGGCACCGCAATTACCATTACCGCCGCCGCTGTCGCGCTGACCAATGTCGACTTCATGGATATCGTCGGCGCCGGTGCGGCGACATGGAGCGGCACTCGCATCGGCGACTGCCTCGGCAACAGTGGCATCACCTTCACTACCGCCCAGGCGAACTACTGGTACACCGCCACCACGGGCACGAAGACCTGGAGCACCGCAGGCAACTGGTTCCTTGGCTCGGGCGGCACAGGCGGCGCCGGGCGTGTGCCGTTGCCGCAGGACAGTTGCATCTTCAACAGCGCCAGCATCGGCGCCGCCGGAACGCTGGTCTATGCCGACATGCCGCGAGCAGGTAAGGACATCACCTGGACTGGCGTCACGAACTCACCCGAATTGAGGATGAATTCTATCCAGCCAGCGGTATATGGGAACTTCACGCTGTCGCCAAACATGACCTGTGTCGCCATTGGCAGCGGTGGAGGATTCTTTTTTTATGGCCGCGGTTCCCACACGCTCGATTACGCAGGGCTGCCGCTGAACAGCCAGGTTAGCATTTATGCATATGGCGGCAGCTACACGGAGCAAGGTGCGATCACCACCGCTGGACGGTTCGATATTGGTGTCGGTACCTTCAACGCCGCCGGCCACACAATTACGGCTTACATTTTCTGGGACGCATCATTTCCCCAGGCGCGCACCCTTAATATGGGGGCCAGCACGTTCGTCGTGACCGGAAGTGACGCCCTCTACGGTCGCGTATGGGACTTCAATCAAGGCGCTTTCACGCTCAATGCCGGAGCCTCGACGGTCAAGCTGATCGATACGTCGGCGACGGCAAAGACGTTCCGTGGCGGCGGCAAGACGTTCAACAACCTATGGCTCTCCGGCGCCGGTAGCGGTGTATACAACTTTACCGGGAGCCAGACCTTCAGCGACATCAAGATCAGCGACGGCGCCAAGACGCTGAAATTCACTGCTGGCACCGTAACCACGGCGGCGAGCTTCACCGGCTTCGAGGACAACGCGGCCACCATCACCAGCGTTACCGCCGCCACGCACACGCTGACCAAGTCCGGCGGCGGCACGGCTAAGTTCCGCGGCGCCACCGTGAGCTACAGCATCGCCAGCCCGGCCGCCACCTTCTACGCCGGCGCAACCGGCACCGATGGCGGCAACAATACCAACTGGACCTTCAACAACGCCCCGGCCACAGCCACCCTGACAGCAACAGACACAGCGGTCGGTATGGCCTCGGCCGGCACCGTCAGCATCGCCGCTGCCGCAGATCTGCGGGATCTCGCTGAAAGTGTCGCCAGCGCTGGTACGGTCGCCATCGATGCCGCCTTCGCCGCCATCGATTCGGAGGAGCTGCTCGCCCAGGGCGCGGTGCAGATCGTCGGCGCGCTGTCGGCGCAGGACATTGAGGATCAGTTGATCGCGGCCGGCGCGGTGTTGATCGATGGCGAGCTGGTGATGACGGATGGCGACGACACGCTGTTCGCCGCCGGCTATGTCTGGCGGCTTATCAACGATGCGCGCTACCTCAAGATCGTCACCAGCAATCGCAATGTCGGACCAGTGAAGGGAATCCAACTATGATCACCGACCTGCCGGTGCTTGTCACCGGCGACGACTTTCAACTCCCGGTCGATCTCACCGTCAACGACCTGGCTTTCGTGGTCGATGTCAATGCGGAGGTCAAGGCGCGCGTGGTGTCGCTCGACCATCGCACCGCCTGGTCGGCCGCTGTGGCGCAGCCATACTCAACCGCGGGCGCGGATTGGCCGGCTGGTCGCGTTGCTGTCTTCTTCACTGCTGCCGAAACCGCCGCGATCGTCAAGTATGGCCTGGCGCAGATCGAGATCCAGGTGAATCAGTTCGGCGGCAAGAGCACCTGGTTCGCCGGTGTGCGCGTGGTCAAGGGTCAGATCGACTAGCGCACGTAGTAAAGATATTCCGGTTTTCGCCCTGAAAACCGGAATCGCATCTCGCCACACTGCGGTCATTCCATCGCACGAGGCGAGACATGAAACAGACTCCCCAGTGGTACAGCATCCGGGCACGCGCGGCAGAGCCTCGCGCTGCCGAGGTGTTCATCTACGGCGACATCGGCGACAGCTACTGGGCCGAGACAATCACCGCCGCCAACTTCTGCAAGGAAATTGCAGCGCTCGATGTCGATCAGATCACCGTGCGCATCAACTCGGTGGGTGGTTCGGTACCTGACGGCCTGGCGATCCACAACGCCATCAAGCGCCACAAGGCCAGCGTCACCACCTCGATCGACGGCATGGCGCTGTCGATCGCCAGCCTGATCGCGATGGCCGGCGATACCGTCGAGATGGCCGACAACGCCATGCTGATGATCCACGCGCCCTGGACCGGCATCTATGGCAACAGCGTCCAGTTGCGCGACCAGGCCGACGTGCTCGACAAGTGGGCCGAAGCCATGAGCACCAGCTACGCCGCGAAGACCGGCAAGCCTGCCGCCGACATGCTGGCCCTGCTGACCGACGGTGTCGACCACTACTACACCGCCGCCGAGGCCGAAGCCGAAGGCTTCGTCGATGCGGTCATCGATGCCTTGCCGATCGCCGCGTCGGGCGTGGTACCGCAAGCCTCCCTTTCCCGTTTTCGCTCGCTGCCTGGCAATCAGGCGGCGGGTATCCCCGCGGCAGCCGCCGCAATCACTCAGGAGAAATCCATGTCCAAGGAAGAAACGCTGGCGGCTGGGCAAGCAACGGCCGCGCACCAAGCTGAAATCACTGCCGCCGCCGCCGCTGCCACCACCGCTGCGCTGGTAGCCGACAAGCAGCGCCGCACCGACATCGAAGGGGCATTCGCCAAGTTCAGCCAGGCCGAAGGTATCCAGGCCGTGCTGAAGACCTGCCTCGACGATCACGCCTGCACCGTCGAAACCGCCAACGCCAAGCTGCTCGCCCACCTCGGCGCCAGCTCGACGCCGATCGCCGGCAACCACGTCGTGACCCTCGAAGACGAGACCGACAAGTTCCGCGTCGCGGCCACGTCAGCCCTGGTGGTGCGCGCCGGCTTCAGCACCGCCGAGCAACGCGCCGCTGTCCGCGCCAACCCGTACCGCGGCTACACCCTGCTCGACCTGGCCCGCAACTGCCTGGCCCGCGCCGGTATCAAGACGGACGGCATGGACAAGATGCAGTTGGTCGCCGCCGCCTTCACGCAATCGACCAGCGATTTCCCTGTGCTGCTCGAAAGCACCATGCACAAGGTGCTGCAGAACGCCTATGGCAAGGCCGCGCTGACCTGGAACCGCTTCTGCGCCATCGGCTCGGTGTCCGACTTCCGCGCCCACAACCGCTATCGCACCGGCAGCTTCGGCGTGCTCGACAGCGTCGGCCAGAACGGCGAGTTCAAGAACAAGTCCATTCCGGACGGCGAGAAGGCCAGCATCACGGCGGGCACCAAGGGCAACATCATCAATCTGAATCGCCAGATGGTGATCAACGATGACTTGGGAGCCTTCGTCGGCCTGGCAAATAGCCTGGGCGGCGCGGCGGCGCGCACCGTGGAAGTGGCGGTGTATGCCTTGCTGGCTGAGAACTCCGGCCTTGGCCCGACCATGAGCGACACCCACCCTCTGTTCGATGCCGCGCACAGCAACGTTGGGTCCTCCGCCGCCCTTGCGATGGCCGCTATCGATGCCGATCGCGTCATCATGGCCTCGCAAAAGGATGTCTCCGGCAACGACTACCTGTCGCTGACCCCGTCGGTACTGCTGGTGCCGATTGGCCTTGGCGGTACCGCGCGCAGCGTCAACGGCGCGCAGTACGACCCCGACACGGCCAACAAGCTGCAGAAGCCGAATATCGTCAATGGCCTGTTCAGCGACATCGTCGATACGCCGCGCCTCACCGGCAATCGCCGCTACCTGTTCGCCGATCCGTCCATCGCGCCGGTGCTCGAGGTCGCTTTCCTCGACGGCCAACAGGAGCCCTACCTCGAAATGCAGGACGGCTTCGATGTCGATGGCACGCGCTACAAGGTCCGCCTCGATTACGGCACCGCAGCGGTCGATTACCGCGGCGCCGTGACCAACGCCGGCGGCTAAGGAGAGACGGTCATGGCCAGCAACTTCATCCAAGACGGCGATACCGTCACCCTGACCGCGCCAGCCGGTGGCGTGGTCTCCGGCACCGGCTACCTGATCGGCACCCTGTTCGTGGTCGCCCTGGTCACGGCGGCGGAGGGCGCATCCTTCGACGCCATGGTCGAGGGCGTCTTCACCCTGCCGAAGACCAGCGCGCAGGCCTGGGCCGAGGGGCAGAAGGTGTTCTGGGACAACTCCAATCACCGCGCAGACAGCGATTCGACGGTCGGGCAATTGATTGGGGTCTCTGTCGGCGTGGCCGCCAACCCTACCGCGAACGGAAGCGTGCGGCTGAATTGTGGTGTCCCGGCGATGGCCGAAGGCGCTCAGGCAGCGGTCGCTGATCTGTCCGGCACGCTGACCGGTACCGCCAACGGGTCCATGGTCGATATCGCGGCCACGGCAGGCGCGTGTGCCGGCGGCGCCACCCCGACCGCGACTCAAGTCGATACCGCCATCGCTACTGCGGTGGCCTCCATCGTCACCGGCACCAACGAGCAACTCAAGGAACTGCAGACGAAGCTGAATGCAGCCCTGGCCGCGCTACGTGCTGCAGGTGTGATCGCGTCGTAATTCGTTCAACAGGAGAGCCATCATGGCAAAAAACTACGTACAACCGGGTGAGGTTATCGACTTCACCGCCGGGGCCGACACGGTATCGGGTCAGGTGGTGCGCGTCGGCCAGCTGCTCGGCGTCGCGCTGCAGGATGTCGCCAACGCGGCGGCCGGCCCGGCGCAGATCACCGGCGTCTTCACCGTGCCCAAGGTATCGGGTGCGGTCATCGCGCAAGGCGAAAGCCTGGTGTGGGACGCCTCCGCCGCGGCCTTCGACGACAACGCGGCGGTACCCGCCAGCGGCGACGTCTCGGGCGCTGCTGCGGTGGCCTTCGAAGCGGCCGGCAACGGCGTCACCAGCTTCAAGGTGCGCTTCACCGGCACCCCGGGCACCCTGACGGCCTAAGCGTCCGGCGCCATGTCCTTCGCTACTCTCGAAGCCCGCATCAACGCCGTGGCGGTGGCCAAGCTGGCCAACGCCACGGCGACGATCGCGGGCGAGGTGGTGGCGGGGACCTTCGATGCCGACTACCAGGAGATCCTCGGCGCCAGCGCCGTGGTCCCGGCCTTCGCGTCTGAGGCGGCCGCCCTGGCGACCGTGGCGCGCGGTGCGGCACTCACCATCGATTGCACTTCGCTCGGCCTCGCAGACGCGCCCTACACGGTCGCCGAAGTACAGGCCGAGCATGGCATCACCCGCCTGCTGTTGCGGCGCGTGGTGGGCTAGGGGCAGCCCGTGACGGCCTCCGTCGTCGAACAGATCCTCGCGCGGGTGGCGACGGTCCTGACCAACGCCACCGATGCCGCCGATCGCGTCGAGCGCGGCCGGGTCGATGCCGTGGCGATCGACGATCAGCCGACGCTGAACATCCGCCGCAGCGGCAGCACTGAAGAGCCGCGCGGCGACAAGGGCGGGGTTCTCGCCGTCGCCTGGGACATCGAACACCTGGTCGCCGTCGATGACGCGTGGGAAACCGCCGTCGATGCCCTGCACATGCAGGTGCATGCCGTGCTGGCGGCGGACACCACGCTGGCCGCGCTGGGCCGTGGCTTGCGTTGTTCCGGCACGGACCCGCAAGGCGACAGCGGCGAGCGCGTTATCGGGCGCCTCACGGCGCGTTACCAGATGCAGGTTTTTATCCGGCCGGGCGATCTCACCCGCGCCATCAACTAGGAGAATGTCATGATCAATTTTGGCGCCGGCAAAATCATCGCCGTACCCACCAACCTGGCTGACGGCACGGCGATTGCCAATCCGACGCCGGTCATCCTGGGCACCATGCAGGACATCAGCGTCGACCTCTCGGTCGAAATGAAGAGCCTCTACGGCTCCAAGCGCTACCCGATCGCCACCGGCCAGGGCAAAGGCAAGATCGAGATCAAGGCCAAGTATGCCGAGATCGACGGCGGCATTCTGGGCAGCCTGTTCTTCGGCAAGGCCAGCACCGCCGGCATCAAGGCCGCCGTGTTCGACAATGCCGCCACCATTCCCGCCACGCCCGGCCCCTACACGCTGACGATCGCGCCGCCCAGCTCGGGCACCTTTGTGGCCGACCTCGGCGTGGTCTTCGATGCCACCGGCGTACAGCTCACCCGCGTCGCCAGCGCGCCGGCCACCGGGCAATACTCGGTCGTCGTTGCCACCGGCATCTATACCTTCGCCGCCGCCGATCAGGCCAAGGTGGTCAAGATCAGCTACGAATACAGCGCCGCGGCCGGTGGCAACATCTGGACCATCACCAACGAGACCATGGGCTACAACCCCAGCTTCACGCTGTTGCTGCAAAACGGCTACGACGGCAAGAACCTGGTCTGCAAGCTCAACCGCGCTGTGTCCGGCAAGCTGGGCCTGCCGCTGAAGAGCGACGACTTCGCGATCTACGATTTCGAAGCCGAAGCCTTCGCCGACAGCGCCGGCAACCTCGGCTACATCTGCCTGTTCTGACATGGCCGCCACCCTTGTCCTCGCGCCGCTGTCCGGCGCCGGCCTCGCAACCCGGCTGGCGGCCTGGGCGCGCGGCCTGGCGTCGCGCCGGGTGCTGCTGCGCTTGGCCGGCGTCGAGGCGGTGGTGCTCGAAGGCCACACCTACGCCGTGCGCGCCGTGCCGCTCGGCCAGGCGCGCGAGCTGGTGCCGGCCATCATTCGCTGCGCCCGCCGCTTCGCCGCCTGGGAGATCGACGACGCGCTGTACGACGATTTCGTCACCGTCCTCGCCCTCGGCTTGGGCGCGCCGCGCCGGGTGATTGAACACCTCACCATCCCGCTGTGGGATCTGGCGCCGGTGATCGATCGCATTGCCCGCGTCAATGGTTTGCCGGTGCTGGAGGCCGGCACCGATCCGGGAAAACTCCTGGCGGCGCTGATGACATCGACTGGGACGAGCTCTACGCCGTCCTCGTCAGCGCCGCCGGCTGGACCTGGGACCACGTCGATCGCCACGTAACGCTGCCCCAGGCCTATGCGCTCACTCGCTACTGGCAAACCGTACCGCCGGCAGCGGTGCAGCTCAAGCGCATCGCCCTGGCGCTCGGCATTCCCGAACCGCGTGTCCAGACGCGTGCACTCACCGCACCCGATGCCCTGCGCGAAGCCGCCAACGCCGGCCTGCCGGTCATGGAAGGCCGCCCCGATGATCCCTACCTCGATTTCCTCGACCTGTAATGGGTAACGACAACCGCGCCGAGATCGTCCTCGATGGCGACATTACGCCGCTGCAGCGCAAGATGCGCGAAGCCGGCGTCATGCTCAAGCAGTTCGGCAGCGAGGGCGAAACCGCCCTCGGGCGGCTGACCGGCCCGCTCGGCGCGCTGCAGTCCAAGTTCGTCGCCATCGGCGCGCTGCTGGCGGGTGGTGCCGTGTTCAAGGAAGCGGTGGCGCAGACCGTGCTGCTGACCGAAGAGAGCACCAAGCTCGGCCGCGCCCTGGGCGATTCCGCCAGCAATGCCAGCATCCTGCGCGAGGCGCTCACCGCCGGCAACACCTCGCAGGAAGAGTTCATTGGCGCGGCGAAGGGGCTGTCGAAGCAGATCCGCGAGAACGAAGACGGCCTGCAGGCCATGGGCCTCAAGACGCGCGATGCCGCCGGCCAGTTGCGCCCGCTGACCGAACTGACGCTCGACGCCATCGGCGTGCTCAACGGCTACCGTGCCGGCACCGATCGCGCCATCGCCGGTCAGGTGATGTTCGGCAAGGGCTTCGAGATGACCAGCAACCTGGCGCTGCTCAACAAGCAGGCCGTGGGCGAGGTCGCGGAACAGATGCGCGCCCTGGGCATGGTGGCCAGCAACGAGAGCGTCGCCGCCTGGCAAGCCTATGACGACGCCAGCGACTCTGCCGCGCTGACGCTGAAGGGCCTCAAGACGACAATCGGCAATGCCCTGCTGCCGGTGCTGACGCAGCTCGGCAACTGGTTCTCCGCCATCGGCCCGGCGGCCGTGGTGGTGCTCAAGGGCACCGTCGGTGGCCTCATCTCGATCTTCTGGGGGCTGAAGAATGCGGTGGTGATCACTTTCGAGATCATCAACGCCGCCGTGGTGCAGATCACCGAGCCGCTGCGGGCGCTGGCCGTCGGCATGTACAAGGCGCTGTCCGGCGACTTCGCCGGCGCGCGGGCGGAATTCTCCAACATCCCCAAGGTCTGGAACGCGGCCTGGGACAAGGCCTTCGACAGCATCGCCGAATCCGCGAAAGAGACGCGCGACAAGATCTACAACCTGTTCGCCGACGGCACGCCGACCGTCGCGCCGGGCAAGGACGGCAAGAGCGCCCGTGGCCTGCTCAAGAAGGACAAGGAAAAGAAGGACAAGGAAGACCCCAGCCACATGGGCACCTACGACGCGGTGCTGGCCGAGCGCAAGAACCTCTACGAGCAGGAGAACGTGCTGCGCCAGTTCTCCAAGCAACAGGAGCTGGCCTACTGGCGCGAGCTGCAGGCGACCTACGAGATCAACAGCAAGGACCAGCTCGCCATTGCCAAGCGCACCGCGACGCTGGAACTGGAGATCCGCCGCGAGGCGGCCAAGTCCGAGCGCGATCTGCGCCAGGCCGGCATCGACCACCAGCGCGCCGGTGCGATCGCGCAAGTGCAGTACGAGGAACAGAAGGCGCGCTTCGCCCGCGAGAACGGCGAGATCACCCAGCGCCAGTTGATCGCGCTGGAAGAAGACTTCGCCCGCCGCCGCTTCGAGATCGAATACCAGTCCGCGCTCGATCGCCTGGAGCTGACCAAGAACGATCCCGCTGCCTCGGCCACCGCGCTGGCCCAGCAGAAAGAACAGATGCTGGAGATCGAGCGCAACTACCAGTTGCGCAAGGGCGAGCTGACGCAGGACAAGAAGAAGGCCGACGGC